TTTCTACGAACCGCCCTGACCACTTCCGTGAACGGTGCCAGATACTGGAGGCACTGGTCGGCAGCTTGGTCATTGGCGGCAGCTCCTGATCCGCCGATTTCAGCGCCGAGGAAGAAGTCAAAGGTTTTGGTAGAAGCGAAGTCGAGTCCACCGTTAGCAGTGTCTTTCGTGGTCGCTTTGGATGAACCCATGACGTAGCGGTTTCCGTTGCCGTCGTTGACGGTAGCTCGAAGTGCCATAGCTGAGGTTGCTCCGGCTGGAGTGATGGCGGTTGAGGCTTCAGTGGCGTCTCGGTCGAGCGCCCAGGTGGTGGCACCTCCAGTCCAGGTGTAGTAAGCAGACACGAACAATGACCCTCGCCGGAGAGTCAAATCAAGAACGTGACGATGGGTGGTTGCAGGTGCCTCCTCTGCGTCACGCACCAAGCGAATGGTGACCACCTCTGCAGTGTTGCGAATGATCGAAACGTAATGCCACTTAGGAATGACTGTTGTCGTAGCGAACTTGATGTTGTAGGTGACAGCCTCATACGTAGAACCGTCCCAATGCGAGACAATGATTCGACCGTTGGAAGAACCACCTCCACCTGGCGTCACCTTCAGAAGCTTGTTGCCTATCTCCCAAGTGCCTGGAGTATTCGGAGCGTCGAGTCCAGCCCTAACGCGACCGTCCACGCTGACGTAGCAACCACCGTCATAGTAGTCGCTGGGGTCCACTGCCCACTTCGGATCAACGGAAGTGTCTAAGTCCAGAATCACTGGGATGGAACCATCTTCGGTAGTACGGGTCCATGCAGTTGGCGAGCCGACCTTGCCGCCATCGTAAGCAAGAGCGCCAACTGGAGGCGAATGGAAGAACTGGACTTCGCCAACATCAAGGCCATGGGCATTAGCGATCAGGGCACCAGTCAGAAGCGATTGGTGTTCGGTTTGACCGACACCACCTATTCGCTCCAGTTCTACTTGAAATCCAATGTAACCAGAATCGGTTAGGTGAAGGAGGTCCATGGTGGCTGACCTCAGAATGTAAAACCCATCACGAGTTGCATCCGCAGACCAAGTCACGGCCACCATCATCCCAATTTGTTCCAGGAGTTCGGTTCGAGCTGCCTGCGCCAATACAAGAGTTGTTTGTGCGATGTGGCCAGCCAAACGAACGACTTGGTTCTGGCCTGCAGAAGCTACGTCTTGCCAGGACTCAGGACTTTCTATTTCTACGTCATCACCCCATCTACCAATACGCAATATCATCTGACTTGTTCCCTGTTGTAGCTTTCGATGTCACTCACAAGCCTCTCGATAAACCTTCGACCTGCTCCCGGATCGCGCAAGTCGTCTTCTACAGTGATGTTCAATTTTTGGATTGTGATGCCCGAAGATGTGCCTCCTCCTCCACCTGACCCGAAGAAGCTGTTGAAGTTCCCGCCGGTTGTGTTGGGATTGGACACCACAGTGCCAGAGGTGGCTGCCGTAATGAATTCGATACCATCCTCTCCAACGATCATCTCCTCACCACGGAAGAACGATCCGCCATGTGCTGAAACGTTTACGGACTGCGCTGACTGGGTGCCTGCCATCACTTGGGCACGAATCGCGAAAGCAACATCCATCCCATTAAGAATGCCAAGGTCTTGCAACATCAAGGCGACTTCTTCCCGAGTTTGTCCGGTCGCTAACCCAATGGCATCCATGGCTGCAATGAGTTGAGTCTCATCCATTTCGTCAAGGGCGTCCTGTGCACCGAAGGTCGCCTCTGCCAAATCTATCATGGCAAGATTCCATTCTTCAGTTCCCTTCTTGCCTTTGTGTTCGAGTTCGTGAACCACCTCTTCGGCCTTAGCCAATCCCTGCATGCCCTTGACTGCACCGAAGAGTGGATCAGACAAAGCTCGCAGCTGATCAGTGTATTCGGCTTGCATGTCCATGGTGGCAGCTATCTGATCTTCCAGACTCATGTACTCGCCAGTCGTTTCATCAAGCTCACCCCGATACATTGTGAGTTCAAACGCTCCGGTGTTCAAAGCAGCCGACCATTGTTCGCTGGTGAGAGTAGCATCAGCGGTCGCGTTATCCAACATCTCAATAAATTCGGCACTATAACCCTGGGCTTCGGCATACTCCCTTACAATTGCTACTGCTGCACCAGTTTCAAGGTTGTTCGTACCTATGGTTGAAATCAGGGACCTCAAACCATCCTCAGTCCAAGCGTTCTGCTTGCCCAAGGTGATCATGGCTGCTGCCAACCTCTTGTGTGGCGTTATAGTGTCGCCAAGACCCTCGGCCAGTTCCTTATTGAGAACGATCTGGCGTGCCTTGCGTCCGGCTTCATCGTCCCACAAACTCACAAGGTCCAACACGATGACTTGGAATCCGACCATCGCGTCCGTAGCCCAACCTATCGCTTTTATTAGACCTGGACCAATAGCTTCCACGAACATCCCGGTTGTAAGAACCAGAGTCTCCAACGCAGGGATCAAATCATCCCTGATGGCTGGAGCCAACTCCTCACCCAGACCCAACATCATGTCATTGACCTTGCTGCCAAGAATCTCAAACTCGGCACTCAAGGATTTCATTTGGTTGTCTGCCACTTCTTGTGTGGTGCCGCCAGCCGATTTCAAATCCTTTTCGTACTGCCTGATCTTCTCTGAAGTACCAAGCAAGGTCTGAATGAAGATAACGGATTTGTCATTGAACCCGAGCTGCGCGAGCGTGGACTTCTTCTGCTCATCCGACATACCTTCTAGCGCACCTTCAAGGTCGCCGATGATGTCGGCCATATTGTTCATCTTGCCAGTTGAGTCGAAGACTTCAACACCGAATTCCCTGAACTTCTCCTTGTTCTTGATGGACTTCGTTTGCAATTCCCGCATCACGATGTTCAATGCGGTGCCAGCCTCGGCTCCCTTGATACCCTGATCAGCAAACGCAGCCAGCACGGCCACGCCTTCTTCGATGTCCTTGTTCACAACTTTCAAAGCTGCACCAGCCTTGTTGGTTAGCGACTCAGAGAATTGTTCCACGGATGCGTTGGCAAGCGTGTTCGCTTTGACAAGAACGTCGGTGACGCGAGTCAGGTTGGTTAGATTTGCCTCAGAGTCATCTACAGTCAGACCCAGTGCGGACTGTGCATCAGTAGCGAGGTCGGTGGCCCTGGCCATGTCGAACATACCAGCCTGGGCGAACGCAGCGACTTGTGGCAAGGCTGCGATGGATTGCTCAGCGTTGAGTCCGGCTGATGCCAAGAAGAAGTACGACTCGGCAGCATCGTTGACACCAATCCGAGTCTCCTTTGCAATGGCCCTCGCGGTACTGGCCATCTCATCGCGAAGCTTCGGAGCCACGTCGCCCATGATGGCGAGTGACTGATTCATCTTGTCTTCGAACTGAGCGAAGGACTTTACGCCAATCACTGCCAGACCGGCAACCGCGACACCTATTCCCGCAAAGGCCTTGACACCAAACTTGCCGACTGCCATCGCCGACTTCCCGAACTTGGTAGTCTTGGCATCCATCTTGCCCAGGTCACGACTAACACCACGCAGTACACCACGTGCCTGATTCTTGGCCCTTACAACTAGGACCAGATTCTCTGACCTGGAACCCATTTACTTCCTTCTTCTAAGCTTCAACCTTCTGGCCTTGGTTCTTTGTGCGGTGACAGCCCTGCTGGTACGAATAGACAATGCGATGTCGATGAGCCGAACGTAGTATGAGTCTTGATCGAGCCAGCCTCCAACTTGCGGAAGATGTCCGGCAAGATAGGCATTTGCCAAATCGGAAGCAAGCCTCGCTTCGGCAGTCAGCTTGACTTTGCGATTTGGTCGGTCGCTGAACGCTACCATGAAGTAACGATCGAGACTCTTTAGGAGTTTGGGTCTGACTCCGGGACATCATCGTCTTCGTCTTCCGCAATCTCCACTCTGCCGTGGTGTTGATTTATGAGTCCTTGGATTTCATCGCCAATGTCCTCGTCGAGTTCGTAGACATCCACCTCCTTCGTGAAGTCAAACTTCACTCCGGTCTCCTCGTCGCCGAGATTGTGGTCGACTATGCATTTTGCAAAGTCGAAGAGTCGAGCCTTCCAGTTGGACAACACCCGAAGATTTACTCCTGGGGTTGGGCCTTCCTTGAAAGCAAGAATCTCGTCCAACCGATCGGTGGACTCGCCATGCTTCAGTCTCCTGATTTCAACGAATCCACCTGGAGCAGACTCCAACGGGTATTCCTTTTGTTGAGGCTTTGACTTCGCCCCTACTATTTTCTTGTCCATCGCACACCTTCCTTTCTACTTTTGTGCGAAACTCTTAGACGATCACTTGGACAGCCGTAGTGAGAACAATCTGGGCAGCAGCTGTGTCAGCCGTCGCGTAGACAGCCCTCAGTCCAGCTGACGCTCGAACCTGGTCACCAAGCCCTGTCAAGCCAACTTCGAAGGTGTCGTAGACACCACCATGCATCTCGATATCGAGAATCTGGTCGGCATCCACAGTGCAGGTCATGATCAACTCCTGAACGGTGCGGGCTTTCCAAAGGGCATAGTCAGCCTTCGACTCGAAGTCAATTTCGAATGAGGCATCACCAATGAACTCACCGTACTTGACATAGTCCGCAGCTTCCTGACCACTCAAGTTGTACTTGATTTCACCGTTGTCATCGAAGGTGATTTCCAAGGAGTCAAGGTCAACTCGTTGCGAAGCCGCCACCTTCACTACCGTCTCATCAGCACCGAACGGAACCTCTGTCGGGTCCGTTGGGGATGTCGGTGTGTAGTCAGTGGTCTCCTCAAGACCCATGATGGAGTACTCCACCTTGGGGATACCGTCATCGAAGAAGAACCTCATCCGAGTTACTTGACAACCCAGGTAAGCGAATCCAACCCCAGCTCGGTCTATGCCTATTGACAGCGACCGCAGTGTCTGCTTGACATGGGCTGCCGCATCATCGGTGGCCGTGTAAGTCCAGGGTCCGATTCCACCTTCAGCGATGTTGTTGCCCCAGCGCGATGCAGCCAAGAAGTAAACCATTGGGTATGGCAAAGCCTCCATGACAATGGTGCCTTCCACGCCAGCCCGACCACCCACCTTGCCCTGAGTGACAGCCCTGCCAAGCAGAGGTGAGCGCCATGAGTCAGTGCGAACCTCTTGAAGACTCTCGCTTTCAATCGGGACAGTCACTGTGGCTGCGGTGTAGGTTCCTCGGACTGCTTCAAGGGAGACCTTTAGGTGGCCTCCTCCTCCAACATCTACCATCAGTTAGCCCCTTTCTTCTTGGTCTTGGCAGCAGCTTTCTTGACCACCTCTTTGTAGAGGCCAGTCTTGATCAGCCGCTTGCCTTCTGCGTCGGTGACTTCGAGCGTTCGCTTGTCATCACCTGGTCCGGTGTATTTCATTTTCATCAGAACAACTCCTGACTCATTCCTGTCAACTCCAATCGGCTTGATGACCACAATTCTTCATCTGGTGCGATCACTACTGGGTGATCCAACAGAGTCACATATCCAAAGATGACTTGGTGTTTGGTCTTGTCGGCTGCATCAATGAAGTTCCATTTGAAATCCGTATGAAGAAAAGTCTCAACACGCTCAGCCCTTTCGTGTGTGCCTTCTTGGATGCTCAAGGTGTCAGCCACTTTGCCATGGTAAATGATCACAGAGTAGCGAAGGGTCAAATCGAACTTGCGTGTGGCGCCCTCGCGCAGCGAGCGCACCTTCTCCGCTGGCTGCACGGACAACGTCGGCCATTGAGTGATGACCTTCGGTTCGCCATAAACAGCCACCTCATATGCTGGTGAGGAGTCCGTCAGAAGCAAGTTGTTCTTTTCGCTTTCGAAGATGTCTGTCAAGTGGCGCCCCAATACTTTCAAGTCCGTAGCCAGGGTCATGGCAGGCCTCCTCCTGTGAACTGTCGTCCTCCAGCCTTGCGTGGATCGAAGACCATAAACGTCCGAATGTAGTTCGCGAAGATGCGGGTAATTTCTGAACGGTCAGCAGCTTGAAGCATCATGATGACACGTTGTGGGACACCATCACCAACCTGATGGTAACCCCAGTAACGAATTTTGAACGGTGCTGCCCTTAACGTATCGCGATTGATTTTGTACTTGCGGTGGTCGGAAGCAGCTTGTGCCATTGCTCCGCTGTGAACCAAAATCTTTGAAGGAGAAGCAGCACCTTGTCGTGACTTCTTTCTGACAGTGGACTGTGCAAGTGGAACCCACGGAGGTCGTCCTCCAACACTGAAATCCTTTTCGATTGAAGGACCGATAACTTCGGAGGCTATCTCTTTCAGTACTGGTTTGAAGCTTCTGACTCTGGCAGCTGCAGCAAACACTCTGGAGAAATCAGAAGCACTTCTGCCCTGCCAACTAATGTCCAATGCGATAGGCATGGGCTACCACTGGTGTGCGTCTGCACGCTTGAACATGGGAACGTTCTTGTCGTTATCGGCCTTGTCTCTGACACCCGAAGGATAGAATCGAAGGGTGTCGTTTGTGATGCTGATGATGGTGCCGTCGTCGAGCACCAAAAGCTCTTCAAGTTTCACAAGTCTGGTTAGCCATTCGTCAGCCAACTTCTTCCACCTCTTTGCTGCGGTGTCGGAAGTCTGTCCTTCCAAGGCGACGGCTCCATCCCAAAGCTTGTAGCCAACAAGGTGTGCTGCAATCCACTTGATCTGAGTTGGCACCGAAGCGTAGATGTCGGTGTCGTCGAAAGGCAAAGGGTAGTGACCAGCCAGGCGTCCGTTGATATACGCTTCTGCGAACTCAAACTCGCTGGCGATGCTCCCAGGATAATCGAAGAGACTGTCTTTCAGAACCTTCTTGACATCCGCCAGTTCAACATAAGCCACTACCCACGTCTCCTGGGATTACTCGTCTTCGTCTTCTGCGGTGGTATAGGCTCCGACGATGGCGTCTTCAATCTCGAAGCGTTTCCAGGCCTTCTCCAAGCCCTCAACACCAAGGGTAGTCTCCGCCCACTCGATCAGGTCGGCTTTGGTGCTGAGATTCACCATGGCCTCACGGAACTGGTCTTCGTCGAACTCAGCTTCGACTGCCTCGGAAATCTCATCGGTGGGCAACCCTGCCAACTCCAGAAGTTGTTCTCGTGAAAGAACATCAGGGTTGGCTTTTGCGGCCTTCTCCAAGATCAAGGTGTCGGCTGCGTCGCCAAGTTGCTCCACGATCTCGTCCGGCACTTCTTCGCCGGTTAGAAAGCGATAGGTCTTTTTCCCATCACCGTGAGTGAATCCTCTTGCTGCCTTCATTTGGGTTTCGCCTTTCCTTTTTCGGTTGCTTCTTCTGCTTCTTCTACTGCTCGCTTTGCTTCTTGATCGATCAATGCCAGAGTGTTCTGAGCTTCCATCAGTGCGCCCTCAAGTTGGTACGCGCCCTGTTCTTCTTCGACCAGTGCTTCGCTTATTCCCGAAACCCTCCCGCGAGTGACCTGAAGTTGAAGCTCCAGGTCACCGACACGAGTTTGAAGCTTCTCTATAAGCACGTCCATCCTGTTGCTGCCTTTCGTCGTTCGTTACGTGGTTGATACCCACACGTCGTTCACCTTGACGAACAGGGTCCCGGCTCCGTCCACGATGGACGAGTACAGGCTGCCGTCAGCGAACAGGGTGTCCGCGCCGATGTCTGACACGATCCCAGAATCGTCGGTTGCTGTCCCGGACGCCCAGATCGCTTGCAGGTTGTTCGTGTCCCGCTGATCGAATCGGATCATCGCGTCCTCGCAGGTCTTGACCCGCGTGTCCAACAGATCCAGTCCGATGCTGAACGGCTGCCCCAACGAACGGACCGCGAACGCCCGCGGCTTATTCGTGTAGGAGCCGGTGGCGTCGTTGTTCGCCACGATCGCCGACGGACCCGCCGTGTCTGAGTGGGTCGCGCCGTCGGCTTGGATCTTGATGTTCGCCCGGAAGCATTCCTGCAACCCGGTCGACACCGCTCCACCCACATCGTGCGTCAAGTCGGCACGCAGCACACGCTGCTCAGGTACAGCACCACCGTCGCCACGCTGCCGAGTCGAGAACAGGGCGGCCTGCATCGATCCCAACTCGCCTGACTCGCGGTTCTGCACCGCGAAGCTCAGGCCACGGCAATACGAACCGGCCGGTGTGTTCACCGCACGGTTCGTGTATGCGCCCTCGAGCAGCCAGTCGTGAGCGTCGCCGCCCATCACATTCGCCGCGGCCCGGTCGCCTTGGACGCGCATCGCGCGGGACTGCACCGCGCCGGCGCCGGTGAACAGGTTGTCCGCTTCGATCTTGAATCCGATGACCCGGGAGGTGACACCTCCGGGCCGCTTCACATGGATCTCTGACCGTCCGCCGGTGCTCTTGATATCGATTCGTTCTCTAACACTCATCGTTCTTCTCCTCGGTCAGCGTCTCCCGCCGCCGCCGTTAACTCACGACGGGAGACGCGGTTCCTTCTTCTACTTATGCGACGTTGAACAGGACCGCCGCGGCTTCGATACCTGAAGCGGCGCCGGTATGCGTGAACCGTCCCAGTCCCATGCGGAGGCTGTAGACGATTTGTGCCTGATCCGACTCGATGATCGGCTCAGCCGCGATCTTCAAGCTGCGGCGCATTCCGATCGTGAAGCCGTTCCGGTTGAACAGCACCGCCGTTGAGCGGTTCTGCGACGGACTGTCGTTCACGAACCCGTCGGACTCCGTGAGCGCCATACCGATGGTGGTGGTCACCGGATGGCGCGCCACATTCGCCAACTCGCCTGTGAGGACTGTGGCGTTCGAGCCGTACTTGTCCATCGAGATGACCTCATCCAACTTGACGAGCTCATCACCCAAAGCCGGATTCACCAGATACACCAGATCGGCAGGATTATTCGGATGACCCCAATCGTTGAAGTACGTCGCGTCCAACATCAGCTTTCGCAGATCGATCAGCGCGTCCCACGTGATCGAAGCGTTGCTGTGGTTGGTGCCGTTCCCGGTGTTATCGACCAGACCGACACGGCGTAGACCGTTGAAGGCCAGGTAGTACTGGGTGCTTCCCGGTGCGCCGTCGTCCTTGTTGATGTTCCCGGTGCCACCGGTCTCGGTGTCGCCGTTCAGCACGGCGCGGTCCGAGTACTCCGCGATGCTTCGTTGTGCCATGTCCGTGAGGAACGGCAGGAACGGGATGATCGAATCTTCGTCCATCTCTTCCGACCAGATCTGACGGATCAGGAACTTCTTGGCGTCGACCTGCACCCGGTTCGAACCGGTCTTCGTGGTCGTATATCCTTCACCGATCGTCGCGGTTTGCTTCTCAGTTACGAACGACATCACCGGCGGATCTGCCCCAACCGGGAGGAACGCCGTCGGATGCGTCATCGTGAACTGCGGAACCAGATCGAAAATCCTCGATTGGACTTTCGCGCCGGCCCACAATGTACTGACGTACTGGTTGCCGATCAACTGCGAACCGAAACCCGATTCGGCGGTGTCCATCGCACGGACGTTCGCGATCCCTCGCTTGTATCCGGCGAAGTCCAGGTCGCCACGTTCGTACATCTCCTCCACGGCGTGGAAGTC